CGGTAAAAATCGAACCTTTGACGTGTACGGAATCCGCCTTAATTGGGGCGTTGTTCTTATCCCGGAACATCATCATAATAATTTGGCTACTGCCTGCTGATAATTGCTTTAATTGTGCCATAATCATTTGAATTTTTTCTTGTTAATACTATGTTTATCATTAATCGCCTTTATTAGCTTTTCGGCTTCTTCTTTCGTTATACACTTGACTATTTCCGCCGCCATATCTATTGCCTCAACTGCATTGCTTTGTTTGAGTTCGTAATTCTCTTTCATGCTCCAACCCTCCCTTAATAGAATACCCAATGTCAGTAATACAACAAAAAATGGAATACTGTAAAAAGGAAAAACCATAAGCCCCAAAACATCAATCATCAATACGTATAAAACTAAACGCAAATAGTCTATGATTTTTTGCCCGGTTTTCCGCATCGGGTGGCTGCTTAATTTTTCTTTTCTCGCTTTCACGGCTTCGTATGCCGTCCAAAAATCAAAGAATGTCGCAAATACTACAAAAACACAACATACAAAGATTATTATCAAACAAACTTTCATGTCGTGTTGAATGAAATAAAAATACTTTTCCATCGGTCTTTTTTGTGGTGCGGATTGCTCCGCACCGGGTTAAACATTATTTTTCCTAAAGTAATACTTTACCCAACTAAAATAGTTAGAATTTTCCAAATAGTTTGCATCATATTGCGCCGCCCTCGCTTCCTGCTCAAAAGAAATGTATTTGTAGGCTTGTTTTCCGTTGATTATTAGCCTAACTAACCATTCTATCACGTACCACAAATAAAACGCAAATACAGCCAACAGATAAAGCCACGGGCTTATTTCAACAAACAGACTGACAAGCCAAATAATCAGCCCGGACAACAGAAACATTTCCGTCCACTGCCGGGCGTGCGTACATTCATGATTGCGTACACATTGAGGCATTTCCTTTTCGCTTTCGTATATAGTAAAAACAAACGCTGTCAGCGTTATTGTAGTAAAGTTAGCCCACAACGTTGCGTGGGCTAATTTGCTGTTGTAAATAATCTTTTTCATTTTAATACATATTTAATGTTTTAGCAATCAGCCTGCATAATATCTCTTTTCCATAGGCTTTTAAGTGTAATTTATCGTATTCGTACACGTCTAAACTCCACATAGTACAACCAATGGAATGACCGTCAACAAAAGGAATACCCAATCTTTTACATGTATCTTCCATTCTGATTGATATTTCAGCCATATTAAATAAATCGTCCTGCGATTTACTATATGGCGGCGTTATTGTATCGGTTGCATATTGTGCCCTTTCCGGTTGCGAAATAAAACAAACTAAAATTTCCGGCTTAAAAAAGTGTATTGTTTCAACCGTACTTTTCATTGCAGCACACATATTTTTTTGTGTAAAACTTTTTGGCGCATTATTATTTGCCAATAGTTGATATGGCGACAATCCGAACACTTCATTATATCCGGAACCGTTTTGTATCATTTTTATATACCCGGTTACTTCTTGTGCTTCTGTAAAATCCACAGAAAAAGCAATTTTCCAATCGGGTTTATCTAATACTCCCCATGCGTTCATGCCCTCGGCAATTCTCTGTATATATATAGAGTTTTTATCTTTTGATATTGTATAACCATCAATTGTTAATGCTACAATTTTATCAATAAGACTTTCGACCGTATCACTACTTGAATATGTAACACTTTGAGCAACTCCCGACAAATTGTTTTCTGTACCGATAGTAATTTTTACGGTTCCGCTTCCAACAAAATTTCCATCCTTAAATACTGAATTATATGCAAGTTCTTCAGATTGTGTTTTTCTGAATATTTGCAACTCATATTTCAAATGTTTATCTGTATTTTCTTCATCATAATATTTACCAAACAAATTTCCTCCGTGACCATAATCATTTGTTCCACCTTCGACGAAACAAATATCACAATTCTTTATTTGATTTATATTTGCTTCATTGTTTACCATGTTTTGTATAAAATTGATAATTGTCTGCCCGTTTTGTCCATTACTTTCATAGGAAGATAATTTTAAATATTCCGCCGAACCTTGTGGAATACCTAAAACAACGTATGAATCCCCAACGTACAATCCTTTCTTTCCTTTATGTGGGAAATACATACTCATAACATTTAAAATATTACTATCTATGTTAAGTATTAAATCATTTAGTCCATAACCAAATTTTTGATAACCTTCGTTTGTTTCTGAAAGCCATACTTTTATTTGGTCTTTTGACGTAATATTCTGATTCCAAAATTTAACAAAATAAACATTTTCCGGGAATGATTGTCCCGAAATTAATCCGGTATTTCCGGGTAGTCCGCTTGCTCCTCCGTTTTGATTAAATGTTTCATAATAGCCTTGTCCTCCGAAATAATAAACCTTTCCGGGTTCAACGGGTATTAAATTTGATTTAGTCCATTTCCCTATTCCTTGCGGTTCTTCCCACAAAACCGGATTTACCATATTACCATTTAGTTTTACATACAATGGCAAATTTACTAATGCGTTTTTTTCGTATAATTCCGTTTTTTGCTGTAATTCTTTTACATCTTCAATTATTGAAATATCTTCAATAGTATATATTTCAACATCTTTGTCAAGTGTTCCGTTCTTTATTCTGTTAATTCCAAAATATGCGCTATTCTCCGGGGCTAACAATATAACATCATAATAATCATCTATTGTTTCCGTTGTGTATATTTTTAATGGGGTTTTATCAATATCATAAAAAACAACAGAAACTTTACTAAATGATGTTGTATATAGGTTTTTGAACAAAAACAATCTATTCTTTATCCCTATCATATCTGTATAATCATAACATTTACCATAGGGATTTGTGTTATATACCCCATTGCTGTTTATAAAATAATTTCTTTTTTGTTTTAGAGCAATATCCCATTTATTTATTAATATTCCTTTCTGAATATCCGAAATATATTCATTTATTTGCGGAATATTAGATATATATTTTATTGCATCTTCTACCTTTAAATCTGTTATAATATATCCATATCCTCCGGTTAATAATGCGCCCGACGTACCAAACCCAATTTTAGTATATTTTTCTACTTTTTCCGGCAATATTAAATCAGTATTTATGGTTAATCCTGCTGCAACATTCTGTTGTATTATTTTCCATGCCCCTTTTTCATACCCATATAAACTAACATATGAATTTGAGGCAATTTTTAAGTTGACAATATGTAGCGTTAAACCTTTTTTAAAGTTAGTAAATTCTATTTTCTGACTTGTTCCGTCCGCCTCAACTTTTTGTCCTCCAAAAACCGAACCTACGTTTGATTTACCCGCCAATTTTTTATCAACATCATCTTTATCTGAAATTTCGTTCCAATTTGAATCTTTTACCCATTCCAAATCTGTTATTGCCGTTCCAATGTATTGTTCATTAATCCAACCGTTAATAGGGTCTTTGTAGCTTATTTGCATACCGGGTTTTCTCAACTTGGAAATAACTTGTTTCCTCGTTGTGGCAACGTCTGTGTTCCAATCTAAAATCATGTTACCACCTCCGGCTCCTACTTCCAATGTTTGTTTACTCCATTTCCCATTCCATTTTAAAACGCCTAATTGACCAACATCAATTGTTAGATTTGAAAAGTTTACGTATGTTCCCTCTCCTGCCAAATAGAAAACGTTTTGGTCGGGCGTACCCGGATTTGTAGCTGTTGTTGCAACGCCTACAAATTGATAATTATCCCCTAAACTATTAATCATTGTAAGCAATGTATTTTGCAATACTTTCCCGGTAATTGATTGCGTTCCGTTCGTTTTAATAACGTTTGAAACCGCTTGTTTTAGTTGTTCGTAATTTCCCATAATTTAATTTTTAATCGGTTTTGAAATCATTATTATAATCGTCGTTAAAATCTCCTTTGTTTGCTATTATATAGCCACGTCCTATTTTCTTGACAACGGTATTTGTTTTAAATTCAATTTCTACGCTTGCCAAATCTCCCTGCGTTTGCCATTTTGGGGTAATTAGAAACGTGTCGCAATCGTATTCCCTGCCGTATTTATCTGTTATGTGAATGTAATCAGCCATACGGATAAAACGCATAACGTCGCAAAGGAACTCCGGTGCCAATATTGTACATTTAAACGTTTTGACTGATATTTGTTTTTCCGGAAAAAAATACCCGTCCCGTTCTTCGCCGTCCTCTTCAAATTCATAATCCGGTTTTCCCAACTCTGTACAAAGGTACAACGTATTTTTGAAATCCAGGTTTTTATATACTATTTGCCCGGCGTCGAAAACCAAATTTTCCATGTCCCACCATTCAATTTTAAGGTACCCGGAAACATCTTGTACAACGGTAAACATTTCTGAATACCACGTTTGAACCCCGTCGGATAACCTCATATAATAAATTCCGTCTAACTGATTTAATTGAATTGGTAATATTGCAGGGTATATAATTACATCATAACCCAACGTTTGAAACCGGACAATCTGCAATCCGGTTTCTTTCATATACGTTGTTATGTTTGCAACTTGCTTTCCGGTCTTTTCATACAATACCACTGACGTAACATTGTTTGACCGTGTGTTTCTCATTATCTGAAACGGTAACAATCTATCAGCCGGGGCAAATAACGGGTAAATTGCGCCGTATGCGTAACTTTTTCTGTGGTTCTGTTCATTTATTGACGTGTACCACGGTAAAACACTTATGTTGTTATTCTGTATCATATTTCAACGTTGCTTTAATATTTCGACTACACAAATTTACCGAAAGTTTATCAACTTGACCGTTACCGATATATGTTTTAACTAACCGCATCGGGTTTGGGTCTGTGGTTCCTGCCGGGAAATTCAATGTTTGTTTCTTTTTACGTTCCAATCCTCCCAAAGCATAATATTGGGAATTATTTATTTTGAAATTCCGTGCGGGCATATCATAAACCCAATATGTCGGTTGTATATTGATAAACGCTAAATATCCATTTTGCAAAAAATATTCTACGCCATCAACGGTTTGTCTTGTAAACGGCAATTCCAATTGTCCACCTCCGGACGGCATAACCGCCGCAAACAATGCGAATCCATCCAAACTAATTGCACCGGGGTTTAACAACATCAAATCAATATCGGACGTAAAATTGGAAATATTTATTTCTTCTATCTTTCCGGCTGTTACATATTTGGACGTAATTTCTATTGGTAAACCCTCAAATGGTGTTGTTACATCATCCATCCACTCAAATTGATAACGTTCCGGCATTTCTACTTTGTCAAATGAATATTCAGACGTTGCAAAAGCTAATTTTTTGCCGTTCCTAACGTTTTCTAATTGTGTTAAATCATAATCAATAATCGGGTTATATCCATACGAACCGCCATTTCTAAACCAACTTACCTGTTCAATTTTAAATTTTCCGTCCTCAATATACCAATAACATTTGTAAATATCCCGTAACATCGTCATAATCTGTTGTAATGTAATCGGGGCTTTTTGCGCCGGGGTTTTATATTCGCCATTAATGATATTACTTTTCTGACTTATTAGCAACTTAAATGACTGCCCGGAAATAGGATTGTTTGTGTTATAAAGAAATTGGCTGTATTCCGGCGTCGCTTCATGCGTTATTCCGGGCGCAAATTCTTTTAATAGCACATTGATACATGACGACAATGTAAACGCATCACGCAAAGTATATGCTTTTCGGGCTTTTTCCTCTAATATCCAATCCATCAGATAAAACCCAAACCATAACGACGCATAACGCCACGTTGACCGGGCGATTGGATAAAACGTTTGTCCATATATGGAATAAGGCGGCGCAAAATACTTTCCACTGTCGGCTAATCCCCACTCGGTCGGCGTATCTGAAAAATTTTTAGATATAAATGCCACGTCGATTGCGTAACCAATTGCCCGGCGGTAATTTCTATTATTATCTACAATATCATCGGACGGCAACGGGTATGTATCTAAATCGTCTATTTTATCAACATCAACCAAATATCGGGCGTATATATTATAACTTTTCATATCGGCGTGCATCGTACCCGTTGCTCCAGAACCCTCAACGGCGGTTAAATCAAATTCCAACGTATCAAAAGGTTCTTGCGTTATCTTTGTAAACCGGAACATTGCCACATCATCAGAACGGCGGCGTATCTCAACACCTGCTAGCCCAATAGGTAGCCCACCCGCAACTAGTTTTTGTGCAATATGGATATAATAATTTACATTTAATTCCGGGTATAAATCTCCCATAAATTCATCAGGACTTACACCCGTCGACATCCGCCCAACATAAAGCCCGGATATTACCGCCGGGGAACCGTGCGACGTAATTTGTATTTCTTTCAAAATATTACATAGTGCAAAATGATAGGTTTGTATTAATGCGTTTTGGTCAGTCGTGGCGTTTGCGTCTTGTTCCCAATTCGTGCCGCCCAAAAAGCACGAAACAATACTATCTCCGGGAACGTATATTTGTATCAATGGGCGTTTTCTTATTGTAAGAAATTCGATTTGTGGGGTCAACTCAATTAAATTGTATTCCTTTTCCAATCCTGCCAAAACGTCGTTGTATTGGTCTATTGTTTCCGGCTGTACCGTAACCAATTTATCATCATCATTAAACGTACAATCCGTTTTCATAAACTTTGCTTTATAGTATTGATTGTATGTTTGTCCCCAATCATCGCTTTTTTCGATATATAGGAAAAATTCAGAATCAAACGGGGCGTTATTGATAATATCGTAATCAGCACGGACAAAGTTTATTTTACCGGACAATTTAGCCCGGTAAAACCTTTGATTTGTTTCCAACTCATAATCCAACGTTAAATCATCCTTATAATTGGGGCAGACGGTTTGTTTGGTTCCGTCCTCCCCTATCTGCAAAAAGAATCTATATTTTGGTGTCATAGTCTTTTTATTTTACGTTTCAAATTCTTGTAACTTTCAATCGTATTTCCGTCGCCATCCACGTAAACCCGTCGTCGGTTCTGTTCCTTAATTTCCCTTACATCATCCGACAAATTGCGTAAATCCGGGCTTTGTCCGGTAACGTTTAACGTCAAACCGTCGCCGTCTGAATAGGATTTTAAATACTTATGTGCAAACGTACCATTGTTTAGCGAATTGATAACGTCCGGTATTATCTTTCTGAAACGGCGTGAACTTCGTTTATTTATCACGGCGAAAAATTCGCCTCCCTCGGCACGTCGGCGGGTTCCGTCCGGTTTCGTTCCTAAATCAATATCATTTCCGCTTTGGTGCGAACCGCCCTCCAAAAGTTCAACGGTACCGTCGCCGTATGTTTCCGTTCCTCCGGTTCCTCCGGTCTGTTTTGCCAATTGCGCCGCCTTGATTTTAGACGCTGCAAAACTCGCCCACATTACGGCAATTGCAGGTATTGCAAACGGGAAACCTAATTGCGACCATATCAACGCCGTTGCTGTTACCATGTTTCCGATTTGCTGCAATGTTTGTATTGCTGCCTGCTGTTTTTGCGCTTTCTGTTGTTCTTTCAACGCTTTTTCTTGGTTTTTCTTTGCCAAATCCAACTCCTTTTGCGCTTGTACAACATTATTGGCGTACCCGTTTGCCCTTGCTTCCAATTCTGCATCCAACGCCGATTGTGCGGCGGAAACCTCTTTATCCGCTTGCTCAACGGCTGCATCTGCTGCGGCAACACGTGCCGCCGTGAATGTATTTAACGCATCCAATGCGTATTGCATAGACGTATTAATTGCCTCTTTTTGGTCGTCGTCCAAATTAAGCCCAAACAAACCGTAAATGTCTGTTCCTCGTTCCTCCCCTTTGGATTGCTCAATTTCTTGGTCTATTTTTTTAATAGTGTTTTGAATTGTTTGTACCTCAACATCAGACAATTTATTGGCGGCTTGCTGATTTAATTCTAAAACCTTTTGCAAACGTTCCTTTTCTGCTTGCAAACGGAATTGAGTTTTCCGGGCTTCTGAATTTCTCAACAAATCAAACTCCGATTGTGCCAACGCTTGTTGTTGGTCGAATATTTGTAATTGATCTTGCAAATATTCGTCCGCAATTCCGGCTCCCTTTGCGTCAAAACTTGCATTAATCGCCCCGGCGTCTTGCTGTTGCCCGGTCGGTTTCTGTTGGTTCTGTAATAATGCGGTTTGTCTTTCGTTTTCCAACAACTGCATCCGCAATTGTCTTTCCTGCTCGCTTCCCTTTTTGACTGCTTGCAAACGTAATTCAATGCTTTCTTTCTGCAACGCCAATTCCTGCAATTGTCGGTCTTGTTCGATTTTCAATAATGCCTCGGTTTGTTGCTGTTCCAACGCCGTAATTGTGGCGTTTATCGCTTGGCGTCCGGTTTCGTTCAAATCCTTTTCGGTCTGCAATTGGTGTTGTAAATCCTCAATTTGGCGGGAATACTGATATTGCGTTTGTTGGCGACGCTTTGCCCATTCGTCGGTTTCCAACTGCAATTGTGCATCCTGCAATTTTCGGGTTGCTTCCAAATTCTTTTTATATGCCGCTTCAATTTGCTTTGCTTGTTGTTCTGCTGCCTTTTCCGCATCGCTTTTACCCCTTGGCGTTACGGTTGGGTTCTGTGTCGTTACGGGCTTATTGTCTGTTTGTGGCGTCGGGGTATCTCCAACAGAAACCGGGATTGTTAACGGTTTTATTTTCTTTTGCATACCATCCAAACCCTCTTGGAAATTTTCTGTTATGTCTTTAACTTGGGCTTTAACCAAATTTCCGTACGCTGCTGCATAATCTGCCAATCCTTTTTTTACGTCGTCAAAATCTAACGTAAACGCCCCCTTTAATGCGGTTCCGGTTGCTTTGACTATATCAATAAAGAATCCAAACAAATTTCCCAACGTATCAAATGTTGTTTTGAATCCGGCAACTATACCGTTCCAAATGGCACGTATCAAAACACTTTCATTGTACAACTCAATAAAGTAATTGACAACATCAATAACCCCTTTTATTATCGCCGTCAATCCTTGGTTAACAAAAACTTTTGCCTGCGTTGTCAACGTTTCAAAATTCCCTCCGGTTGCGTCAAACAACCCGGATAATGCGTTTTGCAACTCAATTTGGCTTTGCAATTGTTCCTCCTGCAATTGCGCCAAAACTCCGGCTTTCCCTTTTACTTCATCCATGTTTGTTGAAATATCTTTCAACGTGCGCAAATACTGCAATCCGGCGTCCTCTCCGGGCCCCCCGAATATATCTGCAATTGCAGCCCCGACCGTTGCCGCATTATCCGGCAATTCTGCCAATTTTGCGGAAACGTCTTGTATAACATCGAACGTTGTTTTGGTTCCGGTCTGCAAATCTTTTTGAACTTGTTCCGACGAAATACCGATACCGTCCAAAGCCGCCGCCGTCGCCGTCGTCATTTCACGCAAACGCAAATTTGCCTCCTTAATTGCGTCAACGCCTTTGTCTGAAAAGATACCCATTTTGTTTGTTTGGGTAACAATTGCAACAAATTGGTCTGCTGATATTCCCGCCTCTTTGAAATATGCCGGGTATTCTTTCAACGTGTCTAAAAATTCCCCGTTCGCATCGCCTCCGGCTAAAAACCCATCCTTAACCAATTGCAATGCCTCATTTGCAGAAATACCAAATTGTTTTGATAATGCGTTTGTTGCAATCAATGTTTCCCGGAAATCTGCGTTGAATGAATCGGCGACGGCTTGCACCTCATTTCTAAACGCTTTCAAATCATCGCCACTTTTCCCGGTAAATTGTTGCGTCAATCTCGTTGCCTCAACTAACCCGGCGTTATAATCGTACCACCATTTAAACGCCGCACCCGCCGCCGTAATTCCGGCAATCGCCAAAAAAACCGGGTTTGAAAGTAATCCCAACAAAGTTTTTCCCAATGCTTTTGCCCCGTCGCCAATAGCTGTAAAAACGGCTTTACTTTCAGCCCCGCCACGTCCTAACGCCAAAAGACTTTCGCCAAATGCGCTATTTAAACCTAACGTTTCTTTTAATTTGTCGCCATACGCAATAATTGCGTCGGACGCCTCCGTATAATTTCCGACGTTCAATTGAAATTTCCCGGTTGCTTCCTGCAAACGTTTCATTTCTTCGTATATTTCTTTGGTTTGTGCAACCAATTTTCGCCCCTCCTCGGTGTTTTCCCGTTCGGCTTTAGTCATGTTGTTTAAATAAATCTTATTCAATGAATATTGCGCCGATAAACGGTTATAGCTACCCTCGGCGGATTGATTTATTTTCACAATCAGTTTATTAATTTGGTTCGCTTCCTGCTGTGCCAATTTTAACTCGGCCAACTTTTTGGCGTTCTCGCTTTCTGCAAACGCCAAATCACGTTGCGCACGTGCCAAACGTTCCGCATCGTCTGCGGCTTTTTTGGTTGTCTTTCGCCCGTCCTCCGTTGCGCCGGAAACCTTTTTCAGAATCTCCGCCAATTGTATTGCTTCGGCTTTGATATTTTTCAGCGCATTTGTATAGGTGTCCGAAAGTTCATCCAATTGTTTTATCAAATCTGTAATCGAATTATCCGGGCTTATTAAATCCGAATATTTGATTGGGTTGTTATTATCTGCCATACGCCGATTATTTAGTCATTTACGGGAAATTTCCCGTCTGTTGCATTTTCTTTTCTCAAACGTGTAATTTATCGCCTAAAAATAAAAACGCCGGAAATCGCCTTATTTTACCTTTTTTTGCTTGTTTGCTTTTTTGGCTTGTTCCTTGATATACTCAAATGCGTTGTAATATTCCAAAACGGTAAATTTCTTTGGGTCAACATGCAAATTTTGGGACAATATCAAACACATATTTTCAAATTGTCTGTCATGCCTAATTTCCACGCTTTCCGACCCAGTAAACGTCTGCGGGTTGAAATAGGTTATCAACTCCGCCGTAATGTCGTCAATCTCTTTTGCGTCCGCCTCGGTTGCCCGACCGTCTATTATTGTGCGTAATACAACAATCGTTCTTTGTTTCAATTTATCGTAATACTCTTTCAATGTCGCATCATCGAACAACCGGGGAAAATACAAACGCAATTCATCGTCTATTTTTTTTTTAACCGCTTCCAAATGGGCGGTTATCTCTGAATTTGCAACGTCTTTAAAAAGACTCATTGTTTGTTGCAATCCATCATCTGACAAATCATTTCGGGGTTTACCATTTATTGATTTAACCAACACGGCAAAAGCCAAATGCCGGGGGGAAACCTCGGATTGAATGAAATATATGTTTTGGCGCATATTTTCCAACTCAACGGTTGCCATGTTTGGCGTTGGGCTGTTCAAATAACGTATTACCTTTTCAATATGTCGGTCAAAATCCGATAAATCGGAACCAACCCCGGCGTCAACCAAAAGCATTTTGTTATACTTGTGGAAACGCAACATCGGCAATTCGTCTATACTATCATACAACTCAACGTTCATTCCTTTTATTTGTACATTCTTCATAATAAAACACGTGTTATCATTGTACTACAAAAGGGAACGCCCAAAAATGAGAGGTTCCCGGTAAATATCAACGCAAAGAAACAAATCAAAACGCAAGTCCACCACGACAAACAGAAATCGCAATTAAACATCTTTGAAAAGAAATCGTTCCCGTGAATCTGTACCCATTCAATGACGCCCCATTTGCGTAATAACGTCAGCACAAAAGCCGCTATTAATGCGACAACAATAATGTTATAAATAAAATGTTCCATATACTACAATTTACATGTTTCTCCAATACTCAATTCGCCCTCAAACCGGAATCCGCCGAACGGGTGCATTAAAAATTGGTTTTCTATTTCATCCAACGAAAAGCCCCGGTAAATGTTTTCCGCCAATTCGTACACTTTGTTTATTCTGTAACTTCCATTTCGCACCAAAAAACCGCCGTTCAAAACGTCCAATATTTGCCGCTTCAAATCCTCTTTGTTGCGTGTGCTTGCATCGTTGTATATCTTTCTGTAATCAAACCAAAAGATAATCGAAAACGCCGTTTTTATGCCAATATCAACTCCGGGTTCCCAACTGATATTTTGCGGGTCGTCAACCCAAAAGAAACAGAAATTACCAATACCCGCATCGGGGCAAACTTCCATATATTCGTTTTTCCCGGAATACACGTTTGGCGTATAATAGCGTTTTTGGTTTGCGTTCATTTTAACAAGTCTTTCCGCCCTGCCAAACGCATAATCCAACCACGGCAAATTATCAACCAATCCGTTTTGAATGTTCCCAATAATCCGGTCTAACAATTCCGGGTTGTCAACAACCGGGGCTTTTACCTTATTTGCCATAAATTTGTTTTTTTGCTTCGTCCATTAAATCCGGATATATATATTGCCATATCAGTATTGCAATATTTTCGTCCGTCAATCCTAATATCTGACGCCCGTATTTCTTTATTAAATCCTCTGTCTTAAAATCGGACGCCTTAATTTCAAATTGCTTGTCGCCAACTTCCAAAAAAAAGCTACTTTCAAAATCTCCCTCATCCCTTAACGTAACCCGGTTTGTCGGCTGTCCCTTTGCCTCTTTAATTGCGATTGTTACGGGGCTGTATGGTGCATAATCCGAAATTTCGACGCCCAAACGGTTAATACCTTGTTCAAACAATTGTTCCTCGGCGTTTAAATCAACTATATATGCCTCATTGTCCCATATAATGTTTTGTATTATCCGCCCGGACGTCAAAGCCTCGTTGAAATCCGCAACCCTTTTTCGTAAATCGGTTATCTTTTTCATAAATACAATTTTTACATGAAATTATATACAATTTTCCCTTTGAATTATATAATTACACGGTTCTGTATTTTACGCCTCTGTTGTTACAGCTTAAACAAATGCGGTCTAATCCTTGCGTATCTAACCGCAAAGCCTCATACGCTTTTTTAAGGTCATAACCCAACCCGCCGGGACGAACCCCGGACGTATTGCCGTCCAACTCATACAGAATATCGGTGCGGCTTGCATTTGACTGATTGCGGTTAACCCTAACGTTGGGATTCATTGCTAACGTTCGCAAACCTATTGCCGCAACCTGCCTTTGAATAACGGTTTGGAACATCTGCCGTTGCGAAGTAATAAAGTCGGTCAAATCGCAACCAACCGTTATTTCGCAATTTAGCCCGTAATTGTGGGTATTTGTGTACATAGTATAAGCCACGTCCCATAATTCCGGGTATTGCTCGAATGTTTCCGGGGCGTCAACCTTAAACGGGGAAACCTGCAAATACTTTGTCATTTCTCGCCATGTTTCGACGGAACCAATGTTGCACGTTCCGCACGGCTCCCGGCTCCAATCCTTAGATACGTTTATTGCTTCCATCCCGGCGGGTAATTCGTCTTGATTATAGCAAAGAAACCATGAACCCCCGGCGTTGTTTGCGTCGCTGACATACGGCAAATAACAATCGGTCAACGGGAACCATTGAAAGCCGCCATTTGTAACGGTAAAATCCAAATCGAATGTTTTTACCGGGTCAATCTGCGACGAATGAAATAAATACATTCTTACCTTTCCGGTCGCTCCGGTCATTTGTAGCCCGATTTTCTCAATTTTGGTTGTTACCCCCATACTACGAACCGGAACAATTTCAAATCCTACTAATTTATGGGTATTTTGAATTGTAGCCCGGATTCTGCCGGAACCATCAAAAAACGTTTTTCTTTCCAATAAATTGCGGGTTTCCTTTTCCAACTGCTTAATCTGTGTAAAAGTCTGAACAACGGTTGCAATTCCGTTTAATGTCAGTCTTTCCAAAAAGTCAGAAAAAATGTTGTATGGTCGCCAATACGGGTTTCCGTAATCGTCCCGGCTGTAATCTTCGTTAAAATCGCTCGCCGTCGGTTCCTGCCCGGTATTATCTATTTTAGCAATCCAAAATATATTGTTATGCTTTACTTTTTGCCCGGCTTTATACGGCAAAATCAAATTCCATTCCGGATATTGTAGCCCCCAATCGTCCGGCATTATTGCCTGCATATTATCTAACGTCAAAAGCGGGTGCGCACCTTGAAAATACAACCCACTTTCCGTCTGCGTTAAATTGTCGTCTATCGCCTTTGCCGGGTCGTATGATTGCTCCCACCCGCACACATTTTTTAACGCTTCGCATATTTCATTTATTCTTATCATAAAAACACCCATTTATTTCCCATATTAGGAATTAAGATTGCAATAAATAAGGGGGCGGGGATAACCACCCCGTCCCCTCGGTTAAATAATTCGTTATGCTCCGGCGTTATGCGCTCGCACCTCCGGCGGGAAATGCTGCGGCGTTGGTAACATATACAGGCATACCCAAAGGTTCGTTTTGGTCACGTGCTGCAATCTGCGCTTTGATAATCGGATTTGCAACCTTTGTTGGGTCACTGTTATAAGCAACCAAAAAGGCAACATCAACACTAAATCCGAAATACTCCTTAACGGCGCAAGTCAAATCCTCTGTTGCTGCTCCTACTGTTGCACTTTGGTCGCCAACCGAAGTATAGTAATGTGAACCAACTGGCAAATCAATCATCGGCAAACGTACAACATCCCATTCATGGAAATTGGCACGTGTACGGCGCAATGCTTCACGGTCAACACGGGTTAACACGCCAACGTTACCATCTTCAACAGCAAAGAATGTTCCATTTTGGCTTACTTCGTTTGTCACGTTGTTTGTGTAATGGAATTTCTTTCCGGCGTATTCCAACTGTTTGTTTACGTCGTTTGTCGCTCCATGCTGCGCCAACTTGCGAACCAAACTTTCGATTCCGGCGTTGCAAACGATATGCGGCATACGTGGGTAACAATTGGCTCTCATAATTGGGTCAATGTCGCCCAAAATTTCGGTTGCCATTTCCTTTTTAACCTTGATAACGTTACCGGAAAAGTCATAATTCAATTTGTCTTTCAATACCTGCGCTTTCTGTGCTTCCAACGCTGCAATTGCGCCTTTGTCTAACGCATCAGCCAACGCACGTGTATATTTTTCCATTTTACGGTAAAAGTCGTGTTCATACGAAATTTCATTGTTCGTATAAGCCGCCGGAACCATAGTAAAACCGATTGTGTATGTTGCCCACACAACGGTATAAAGTGCGGACGTATTTTCGTCGTCCTCAATTACACATGAACGGACGTTGCCAACGGTAACATCGCCATCGTAATTGATAACCGGGATTTGCACGGTATTACCCATTGAGGCAAACGCCCTTTCCCTCAACTTTGGGTTAATAATGGAATTTGCGGCGTTGGTTTGCTCAATAAAGAAATCCAATGCGCCATACTCACACGGGCGGGTCATATTGCGGTCAAATTCCGGGTTCTGAACTCGCCAATTCTGTAATCTTGTTGCAATTAAACTCATAACGTTTTATTTTAAATTGTTATTAATGCGGGTTTACCCTTTACCCGTGGTTGTTTTATCTCTCCGGCAATGCTGCAATATTGTTGTCTTTCCATGCTTGCGCCATTGCATCCTCAAACTCTTTGGAACCTGCGGTCATTCCCTGCGCCATCAGATTGTTACTAATTGCGTCGTATGCTTCAACACGTGTTTTGCATCCTGCAACGTCAATTACTACGCTACCGCCTGCGCCTCTACCTCCCGGCGGGATTGTTCCGCCTCCCGGCTGTTGGCGTCCTTTGTCAATTATTCCCATTGCGTCCAATTCACGGGTTAACAACTCGCCCGGCGTAAATGGGTTTAACTGATTGTTCGGGTTTCTCATAATCGCCCCGGTTTCGTCCTTAAACGCCAAAATTTTGCCGCCTTTGCCATCGTCGATATATTCCGGGTTCATTCCCTTGATTTTATCGTTAGCCTGCTGCAAAATAACCTTTGTTACACTTTCCGGCAAACCTGCCTTAAATTTAAGCCCTGCGGACGCTGTTTGCAATTCGTTGTCTATCTTAATGCCGAACAACTCTTTGGCGTGGTTTTCTTTTTCTGCCTCAAACTTTTTGTTCAACTCTGTATATTGAGTTGTAACGTTTGCCAAATCTGCTTTTGCCTGCTTTAATTGCTTTGCGGTTTCTGCATCTGCTCCACCGTCGGCAATTACTTTTTCCAAACGGGTTTTCTCTTTTGTCAATGTTGCAATCTGTGATTCCAACCCGGTAACGCTTTCCGCTTTTGTCTTAAAATCTCCCAACACACGTTTTGCGTAATCGTATGTTTTTTCAGTTCCGTTTTTCTCAACTCCGGACGCTGCCAAAATATCCACATCCAAATTGCCGTAAATTTCCCCGGTTTTCTTTGCTATTACACTATTTTCGTCATTCTGTGATAACGTTGTAATTGCGTTAATCTGTTCGTCAGTCAAACCGGACAAAGCCGCATTCGCTACCAAAATTTCTCTTGTTAATGCCATAATATTACCCTTTTATTATTAACTCAAACTAAATACGCTCAACGCTCCGGTATTGCAATCTACCAACGCAACCTTATATGTTGGTGCCTGCGGTGTTGTTACGTCTTTCGACCATGCCAATACCTTTGATTTGTTTGTTACTTTTGCCGTTTCCGGTGTTACTACAATAACATCGTTAATCGTTCCGGCTTCAATACATTCTTTCAATTTCTTTTTTGCGGCTTCGTCTATCGTCGCAATTGGTTTCGTACTTGTAACAATCAAATTGTCCTGCTGTGCAATCTGTGCCATATCTTTATAATTTTTTGGTTTAACTTATTTGTTTGTTTCCGGCGCATCCTGCTTTGCTTCCGGTGTTTCCTTTGATTTTCTTCCCGTCTTTGCCGCCGTTTCCAACAATCCCTCGGCTTTCAGTTCTGCAAGAATTTCGGCTTTCATAGCTTCTTTCATTGCTTTTTTCTCTGCCTCTGCTGCCTCTGCTTTGGCTTTTGCACCGGCTTCGGCTTTCTTCTGTTTTTCTGCCTCCAATTTAGCCTCGTTTTCCTGCAACCATTTGTTCGGGTCGTGCATTACATCAACGGTAAAACCCTGCTTTCTCAAATTGTGCAACCCAAAAGATTCAAAGAACTTTTTGCCGAAAACCTGCATACGTGGTTTTGAAATTCTTTCGCCCGTGTCTTGGTTGAATTTCTTAACCTCAATTCGGCAATGATAACAATCTTCCTCGCCCTTTGGTACAATAAAATTTTCCGGGGTAACGTCTAAAATATTGACGTCTTTAATTTGCCCCTCCTCTGTTCTCACTTGCATACTCGTAAAATTTATTAGTTATTACTTTTATTTTCTCGGAAAATGGTATTTGCGTTCCAAATTCCAAAATATTTGTATTTTCTCGCTCAAATCTGCGAACAAAATTAGCAAAATTCAGTTTTACACGCAATTCCGGTTCGCTAATTATCTGTTGCCCATATAAATTTAATACCTCGGCACGGGTTAAATGTCGGTACGGCTCCAATTCTGCCAACACTAACATACGTTGTAATTGGGTCGAGTCGTTCCGGTACTCCGTTTCGATAATTTGGTTTTGCATTGCGTCCAATTCTGCCTCACTTGCTCCGGCTTCCTTTGCTAACTTGTAACGTTCCCGCAACTCCATTGCATCGTAAATATAAAATTCCGTGCCTAAATTGATTTTTGCAGAAACAAACAAATTGCCGTACCTCAATCGGCAAACCGTTTCATCAACGAATTGTTGCGCCGCCTCAAATCCTTTCTTTACCCGGTTTAAAATTGTGCTTTGGCTCTCAAAATTTGCTTTTATCTGTTGTTCATTCAATGCGTCCCGTGTTGTTATTTCCTCATTCGTTCCGACAATAGACGTGATAATATTGTTGCGCAATCGCTCTTCCTCGGCAACATTATAATCCAAACTATTACGGTCAACGGTCAACATCTGAACCGGGTTGCGCAAATCCGGTTGTTTGTCGCCATCGGGAACGGGTATTTCAACAAAAGAACCAACCCCGGCAATTCGTTTGTCGCCACATTTCGGGCAACGCTCTAATATCCCGGCTTGGTCTAACTTGTAACGTCCTTGTTTGTCTTTCAAAAACCCGCCGTCGCAATAATCGCCATTTTCTGCGTTGCTGAAATCGCAACTTTGTTCATAGCCGGAATAAATAGGATATGAACCGTACATATCCAAATGCCGTTTTGATATATGATAAAACAGATACCAATCCATGCTTTCCAACTGCTCGGTCAATGGCGACGCCTTAACATCGGGTTCCCTCAAACTTATTGCCTCATTCCAAAAGAAACGGGCGGGGGTATAACCTAAATCGTGGGGGCTGTCAATCAGCAAATCGTCAATATTCCCGTCTTTCTCCGTAAATACCCGGTATCTCTCATCGTCAATTACTGCAATACGTTTGTCGTCCTGCTTGAAAATTATCCATCGCATAACGCCCGTTACCGGGTCTGCATCAAACGTTATTACCTGCTCAATTGGCAACCAATAGAAATACGGACGGGGGTATTTATCGGCGGCGTCTTGCTCCGTTGGCAAATCCACAATTAGAACGCTGTTAATTTCGGTTTTGAAATATTCCCACCCTTTAGAACTCCAAATTTCCGGCTCCCTTAAAACGTTCTGTCTATAATACTCCCAATCGTCCCTTTGTCCGCTCTCCATAAACTGATAATTGAACGCCGGGTTACGACCGTCAAAAATTCGGCTCAACTTATCAAAGCAAATTCCCGTTACCTCGTTGGTCTTAACGGGGTAACGGAAAAGAGTTTTGAAAATTTTAAACTTATCGTCGGGTATAAGGTTTGAAACGAAATTCAGAAAATCCGTTAACGGTTGACTGATATACGGCGCAACAAAGGTTTCGGCGTGAAACTTAATGCGCTGTTGGTGTACAATCGCACGGTTAATCGTCGCCCCTTTCTTTTGCTCCGTAATCTGTTTTTTTATGTCGTTTATACCTAATCCCATAATCTTTGCTAAATTCAAAATTTGAGTTTTCCGGCAACTGCCAACCGCCGTTATTTCCCATCATCAACAAACGTTCGGCGTGCGTTATCTCAAATTCTCGTTTCATATTGTGTTGGGGACAAACCAATAAAACTTTTGTTGTCTTTGTCATAGCCTCGTTCTTTTCTTTTGTTTTACCATAGACTTAACGTAATTTACTGAATACTCATTTGTTGAATGAATAACAACCGCAAAGTCATTTGAAAAATCAATTGAAAAATCCCCTAACGTTACTATGCTCCCGCCTTTAAATCAGTTAGCGGGTTGAAATCCTCCGGAACAATAATTGCCAAATCATCCGACCAATTCGGCAAAAATGCCCATTGAATATTGTTGCTATCCGGTGCCTCACATCCGCCCAATGTTTTATCGCCGATAAACAAAGAACGTATTGGAATCGGATAATGGGTTGTTGCTGTTTTTGCGTCTTGAATTGCTCCAATTGCGCCGTTTTCGTCAAACAGATAAACGCCCAAATTGTCGCCCCAACTTTCGCACTGCAATTCTTTCAAAGCCTTGATAATTTTCTGTGGCAACTTTCGCATAACCCCGGTAAATGGCGTTGGCTCACGCCCCACAATTTCCTCAACGCCTCCCAATGTTTCGTTACCACCTCCAAACGTTCTTGCTGCGCCTGCTTCTGCTGTCGGGGCTTGAATGTATGGGGAAATAACAATCTTTGTATCATCGTCAGCCGACAACAACGGCGTCCACGACGCTTTTTTTTCAATACCTGCATCGGTTTTAAATGAATTTTTTTCTCCGGTGCTTTTGTACAATCTTTGAAATGCTACTTTCTGAATCTGCCCAAAACTTTCCGGGCAATTACTTACGGGAATATCGGGCAAAGCCGTACCCGCCGGACACTTACAAATCATAATCCTAAAATTTTAATATTTAAAACTCGTTTTACTATCTCTGGGGCTAACTCTTTACCCCATTTATCTTTTGCAAAGTTATAATATTTTTCCGTTAAACTCTTGCGTATATGGAATAAATTGTTAGTTACGACGTTTAACGCCCCTTGTTGCTTGGCTGTATGGTCGTGTATCGCCGTCCGCCAACTCTTTTTCGTATATTCCGGTCAATCCGTCCTCCGGGTCGTCATGGGCATTTGCCGGGAAATCCCTCAAAAATCCGGTTAAATGCTCATATATCTTTGGAAAACGCTGTTCCCATCCAATCGGCATTATTATTTGTGCATTTACCATCGCTGAATTTGTTATAATTCGGCTTTCCTTGTTTGCCCCTTGATAAAATGGTTCTGTTACTGCTTTTAGTTTTTTTCTTATAACCTTTTCAAATCCGGAACCGCCGTTGTTACTTTCAATCCATGCTTTTTGCGTTCCGCATCTGTTTATCATTTCCGGGACGGTAACGGCTGTTATTTCCGTGTTTTCCTGCGTAAATACCATGTCAGTAATTAGCGCATACAGAATCGGTTCAAACCGTTTCTTTTGCTCGTTCCATGCCTCATTACCGGATTTGTAAACGTCATAACATGCCGAAAATGTAAAGTCGTCGCCCTCGTCTGCAACGTCTGTGTAATTGCCACTACGTACATACGTCCCCCATTCGGATTTGTCAACGTATGTTCGGAACGGGTTCCGGTACAATTTACCCTCTGCGTTTCCGGGGTTGCCTTGATACAAACATTGAAATTGTACGGGGTCTAACGCTCTTTGCCCCTCCAATTTTACCCGGCTGTGTCGTCTATCCCATAACGCCGCCCCCGGTTCCCGTGGGTCAATCTCTGTTGGTTCCCCGGTTTTCAGTCCCTCAAAATTTATTCGTACCCATGCGCCCGCCGGAATGTCTTTTACATCATCCCAACTTTTAATATCAATTACGGTTTCCCCGCTTTTTTCTATGCGCCCAATCAAATCATCATCATGCCAACGGGTAAACACAATTAATTCTTGGGAATCATTATGCAAACGGGTACGTACAACGGTCGTGTACCATTTCCACGCCGCATTACGTACAATCGGGCTGTTGCCCTCGGCATAATCTTTGTAAACGTCGTCCAAAATAGATACATCAACCGTTTTTGACGTCAAAGAACCGCCACGACCGACAACACGCAACAAACCCTTACGCCCAACCATTTCTATGACGTCAGAATTTCGTAAATACGTATTAGCCATTGTTACGACGTTGGAACCGTTCAAATACGTTTCCGGGAACAATTCCCGGTAACTTGGCGTATCAATTATTCTTTGGACGTCACGGTTAAAATCTCTCGCAATGGTTGCCGCATAGGAACCGATACAAATCTTTTTGTCCGGGTCTAAACCCAACATAAAAGCGGGTAACTTTCGGCTTGAACCCTCGCTTTTTCCATGTTGAGGGGGCATTTGCACAATCATTTTCTTTATTTCGCCGTGGGCGAATTTATCCAACAACGTATAATAAACGACGTGAAACGGTTCCAATGCTAAATCCGGTTGCATATACCGGGCAAAGTTTATCAGCCTATTGCGTGACGCCGCTTTTACTAATTCCCCGGGATTGTTTTTTAGTGCGGCGTACATTTTAAGTAATTGTTCTTTATCCATTTTGTTTAATTCTTAAAAATATACCATATATTTTTGTCTTACCCCCGTATTTTTTCTGACTTAAAAACCGGAAATCTTAAAAAACAACCAATTTATTGTTTCATTTTCCATTTGTCGCACGCTTTTTCCGAACGTATTATACTGCGATTTTCGACAAACGGGCATTTTAAACAAATTGGGTTCCCGTCCATATCCAAATTTGAATGTTCATAATAGAATTTACCCCAACCACATTCGCCGCACGTGTGTACGGGTTTCGGTTCGTCTTTTTTCTTGATATTATTCTCTGTTGTTCGTGCCATCGTCAATTACTCCTTTCTCTGCTAATTGTTTTTTATATTCTGCTGTTTGTAGTTTATCAGCAACCGCAAACAATAAATCCTCCGGGATTGCTGATACATCGTATTGCGGTGCATCGCCGTTTATGCTTTTTTCTATTCCCGGAATCTCAACTTTAATTGGTGCATCAAATCCCAACATCTTTGCCCGGCGTTGCTGCACATTCAAAAGCAAATCCAAAAACCGGGGGTTCCCGGCGGACGTTTCCGTTGTGGTTTCCTCATACCCGTAATATTCCGGGTTATCGCCATCCTCCAAAACTTTACGGGGCTTTGCGTTCTGTCTGTTTTTCTCTCTCGTTTTCCCGGTCTTGGAACGTTCCCACGCCTCCCACAATTCAACCTCCATTTTATCCAACTTTCGCAATTCCTGCGTAACGTAATCGTCTATATTTTCCATACGTTCACGTTTCCACTCAATTAGCAATTGTTGCATATCCCAATATACCATTTGTTTTGTTATGGTATAACCGACGCCACGCCGGGCGTTTTCCTCATTCAGTCTTTCCGAAATCTCCCTATACGTGTAACCGCGTAAAAACATATTTGAACAAAAAGCCAAATCAAACTCCCTTTGGTCTTTTGTTCGTTTGCACATTTTCGGGCGTCCGCCCCTTTGTCTTTTACTCGCTTCCATCTTTCAAACCTTTTTATAGCGGCAAAGCCATTTACTTTGCTTTCCTCTCAAACGTCGCTTTCCCTTTGCTTGTTGTTTTCGGGTAATTTTCGTTTTAAGCGGGTTTCGCTTGTTCCTTGATACTTTTATTGTCTTTTGTATTTTCGTCGCCCTACGGGGCTAATTTTGGCTTTCTTTCGTTTCTGTACCTAAACGGCAAAGCCCCGGTTATAATTCCGGGGCGTTTTTTATGCCTTATATATCTTGTCCCATGTATTTGTATGAATAATTATCTTTGACGGTTCCCCGTCCTTTTTTATGGTTCTTATATCATACGAAAAATCTCCATAATCATTTGCATATATTTTTTCAATTATTCCGCTTCTGTTTAGGGTAAATATAACTTTTTCGCCTACCTTGAAAGGACAATTTGCAGCATTATAGCTTTCTACTGCTTTTTCCCTTTCTTTATCATTAAACTGCAAAGCCTTTTCCCTTATATGGTTTAATTCTGCCATTCTTTTTACGTATGTTTCTTTATCCATAATTATTAGTTAATTGGTAGTTTCATAAAGCACATCCAATGAGTTTTAGATGCTTTTCCGGACTTATGCCCGAATAGCGGCCGCTCATTGATTATCTCCAATATTCGTCTTACAGGAATACGAGTTTCGTTCCATTTGAAAATCAGCACTCCGTTCGGTTCAAGCACTCGCATACATTCGTTGAATCCTTTCTTTATATCTTCCTGCCACTTAAACCGTCGAAGCGTTCCATACTTTTGAGCCATATATGCACCCTCGTTCGCATTATCAAGGTGTGGAGGATCAAAGACTACAAGTTTAAAAGAACTGTCCGGATACGGCATTGCTGTAAAGTCGGCAACCACATCAGGATGGACTTCCAGCTTACGACCATCGCATAAAACATATTCGACATCACGAATATCTTGGAAGAGAACGTTTGGATTCTTCTTATCAAACCAAAACATCCGGCTTCCACAGCAAGCGTCAAGTATTATTTTTTTGCTCATTTCTCTTTAAATTAACTTTATTATTTTTCTGTTGGTAAATCTACGGTTAACAATACGGGTTGCAATGGTTGGTTAAACGTCAGCATAGACAAATGTATTGTTCCGGTTTCTTTTACTCTCTCCAATTCTTCCGGGGATAACTGCCATTTGGTAATTATAAGCCCCTGCGGGTCATTGGGGATTTTCATTGCAGGTAACGGCATGTATTCCGGTTGGTCTTTTGCAAATACTACATTCACGCCGGGAAATTCAACGGGTTTCATTGCCTTGCTCCTTTCTTGGTTTCTTTCTAAACTTACGTTTCTTTTCCGGTATCTCAATACGGTGTATCTCAACACGTGCGCCAAAAGCCTTTGCCAACTTTCCGGCAACTTCTTTTACTTCTTCCGGTATATCATTTTGAGGCTTTCCCGACGCATCGGCGTTTATCTGTTTTAGCAATCCGGCGATTGCTGTTTTTTCCTCTTTGTCCGTTGTCGTCTTGAAACGCTGAATCAGATTTGCAATTGGTTGCGTTCTCATAAAGTCAGCACATTTAAAACGGTCTTTGCAAATATTGCAATCATCCGGGTAATTGTGTTTTGCATCCTGCGAACTCTTTTCGTCTGCCTTTCTGAATTCGTGCCATTCGTCACGGCGGGCGATTGCTTCCGAAAATACCGCCATTGCATCAATACAAACTTGTGCCAAAATAAAATCCGGGGTATCTCTCATTTCCTTTTCTAAACCGTGCTTATTAATAAGTTCGGTTAGTTCTTGTTTAAAATCTTTTTTCATACGCTTAAACTTCTACATGTTCAATTTGTGGTAACTTCTTTATGTATTCCAACATCGCCGTTTTGCTTTCCTCGGTTTCGTCGGTTCTGTTTATTACCAACTGAATAACTTCCAAAAGATAATCGCTATCAATACACGCATTATCAACGTCGGTAATATTATACAATGGTTCCGTTATTTCCTTGACGGCTTTAAATGCTTCTTTTGTCAACTTTGCGGCTTTTTTGAATCTCATTTTTTCGCCCTTTTCAAAGCATTTGCCTAAATGGTTTAATTTATCATCAGCGTAAAAAACGCATGTATGTGCCATGTCCGCCAAAAGATACGCCGTATTTGTAAGGAACAACGCTTTTTTTCTTAATTCTTCTTTTTCTTCGTTTGTCATAGTCTTTTGTTAAAACGGTTCTCAAAATGTTTGTATTGTTCGGCGGTTTCCTGCTGCATATTACCGCAAACCGGGCTTTCCGGTTTGTTGTGTGGGTGTTTGCGCATAAATTCCGGGTTTTTCTCACGTCCTGCAATTTTAGTATATGCCATTTCCTGCAATTCCTTTTGGCTATACCCTAATAATGCCGCAATATGGAACAATACGGCGTTCAAATCTGCTAACTCGTCTATAATTTCCGACGTGTTTTCCGGTATTATTCCATTTACCAACATATCATCAGCAACAACAAACAATTCGTGGTATTCCTCTGTAAGTTTTAAAAATCTCATTTGAAAGTTTTTGCCGAAAAGTTTATTCATCTTTTCAAACAATCTCTTTTCGTCAAAGGTCAATCCGGCGGTATTGGCGTCTTTTTCTTCAAAATTAGCCATAAACGTTTGCATATCCATTTTGCCAAATTTTCCGTCCGGTGTCAATACAATAAAATTTCCCTCCGGTACGTCCAACATTACGCCGTTTTCGGTCGGGAATGAATAAACCGCCAAACCTCCGGGCGTTCTCGGAATCTGCATTGTTCCGCCTCCGGTAAAAATCTGCAATTTTTCCCAATTATCACGCTTTACGGGTAATGCACGAACTTCTAACAATCGGCGACAATAAATATCCCCGGCGGTTTCGTCCGGCATACCTAAATTTGTGCGCAACTCATTTGGCAAATTTTCCGCCCCTTTTTTGTACTCAATAAAGAACGTCGCACCTCGCAAAAATATTTCTTCCCTTATATGTTCCACGGCTCGCACCCTCATTCCATAACGACCAATAACCGCATCAATTGCGGCTTCAACAATATATTCGTTTCTGTCGTCAACGTACATTCTCATTTCAAACAATTCTGCCTTTTCGGTAATTTCCGGTTCATGCCCGGTAACACTCTTTACCATCAGAACTGTTTCCACATCAAACGGGGTTAATTTACTTTCTTTCATCGCTCTTTTGTTTTTTATATAATAACGTTTTTAATCCATTCATTTTTTTGAAATATATTCTTTTGTTGTCTGTTCGTCCGTATTCGTCGCAAAATTTGGAACATTCTTTTCCATCTATTGCGCAAAGACTACAACGCCATTTTGGGTATATATTTCCGGGTTCATTTGCAATTTCTTCTTTTAGCTTCGTCCATCTTTCAGCAACTACAACAGAACCCCGGTAAACTGCACGTTCTCCGGGGCTGTATTGCCTATCGGTGTCAAACGGTTGTGGTTTCTTTATTCTCATTTTCTATCGAACTAACCAACAAATCCAAATTTTCCTCTGTTCCGGAAATTGAAATTCTTGCTTTCCCTGCTCCCATTACCGCCAATTCCGTAATTGTGCAATCATATTTGCCTGCGGATTTTTGAAACTTTGCCGCCTCATTTAATGGCAATATTTTTGTTATCTCTTTCATCGCTCACGTTTTTAGTATTTTACATTACAAAGTTAATAATTTCTTTTGGTTTTTATCCATATCAGCCGGAAACCAACGGAAAAACAAAGCAATTTAATTTCAATATCTAAATAAACGTCATGTCCTTTTACGCCCTCAACCATAACTCCGGGCGTCAAATAAAATTGCTTATACTTCCACAAACTTTGCAGATACAAATAAAACCCGATACGTCCAATATGGAATCCGATTGTTTTCATTTCTCTATCTGTTTTTTTATCTGTTCCCAACTCTTTTTGTCAATTACCATTTTCCGGGGGTATTGTATTATTTCGCCCTTGGTATATACGAGATTATAGATACCCAATTGCCCCTTAATTGGCATTTCAACAACACGTCTTGGGTTGCGCATCATCCATCCGAAACCCTTTGTTATTTTTGCCCTCTTTTCCTTTGGAATCCGGGTGTTTTCCCAATCCTCCGGCGTAAACTCTTTTATCGGCTTCACGTCGTACAACTCAACCAATCCCAAAGTAACGCCGCTTTCCATTCCGGGATAAACCGGTTTTGCCGACGAACAAATAAGAACGTCGCCACGGTATGACGTTTTTTTGCTTCTAACTTCAATTGATTTTCGCCCGTAAACAACGCCGTTTTCGTCTTTGTATGCCGCCGTTACCAAATCATTTGCGTATGGCTGTTTGACGGTCAACGCACGCCAACGGTCGTGTTTTTCGGGGTCATATTCTTTGCTATTAAACTGCATAACTTTATTTTTTATCTTTCCCGGCGGGTTCCTTGTAATGGGCAAAACCAATTGGTCGTATCGGTTCCGGCTCCGGAACGGCTGCGTCCTCCTTATTGTATTCAAAAGAAACAAAACCGTTCGCCCCTTTGTCCGTGGCCCAATCAGCCGGGAACCCTCCGGGATTTGAATTTTAATTTCGTTCCTCATTCTCAAAATGGCAAATCATCTTTGTCTTGGTCGGGAATTGGCGGCGGCGGTGTTGGTGCGCCTCCCTGCTGCGTTGTTTGTCCGACTTTCTTTGGCGACAACATCTCCATATTATACCCGTAAACTTCCGTAACGTATCTTTTTACGCCGTTGTTGTCCTCATAACTGCGGGTTCTTATTTTCCCCTCAATATAAAGTTTATCGCCTTTTTTTACATAATCTTTTGCAACCTTTGCCAATCCATTTTGCAAAACAATATTATGCCATTCGGTGCGCTCCGGTACTTCTGTACCATTTGCCGTTTTAAATGCTCTGTCAGTTGTCGCCAACGTGAATTGCGCAACCGAACCGCCGTTGTCGAAATCTTTATACTCCGGGTCTTTTCCGACGTTACCCATTAAAATAACTTTGTTTACACTCATAGAAATATTGCTTTAAAAATCCAACTTCCAATACTCCATAACGTCCAAATGTATGACGCAACCGTTAACGCCACGAACGTATAAAATACAATTTTATATCCGGTTTGTTTTTTGATTTTCATCTACTTAAATTTTACGCCATCCAACAAATATTCTTTTTTCATATCCGACCATCCGGCGGCATGATTTATCGCTTTCCGGTCGTCGTCGTAAACAAATCCAACTATCCAACCGCCGACGTTTGATTGTTTTATTAGTCTTACCAATTTACCGACGAAAAAAGAACGGTATCGGTAATATGCTGAATTTTCACTAACAAACAAAACCCGTCTTTCTGCATTTATTTCGGGCGGATTTTCGATTTGCGGGCGTTTCTCCCTTTCCGGGTACCTTTGTACCCTTTTAAAATCATTTTGGATTGAACGGCGGGAAATTGCCCCGTAATCGGGTGTTCTTTTTTTCGTCCTCATATTTTCAAACTTCTGTATTCGTTTTTAAGCAATTCAATAATCCGGACGTTGCCCGGATATATTCGCATTTTCTCACGGTCGCCATTCTCCCAACGGTTGTGCATTTCAAAGCAAAGTATATTAATATTCCTTGGGTCATGCGCCATTTCCGGATATGCCCCACGGGTTAATATATGGGAACAATACGTTGCCGAAAAATTGTGCAAAGGTCGCAACGTTTCCTCGCATCTGTGCGGCTTATGCTCCCAAACCCACCGGAAAAACCGTTGGTTGGCAACGGGAATGTCGCCACGTCCTAAAACGCAATGCCCGAACAATTCCCGTTGTAACTCAACACGCAACCGTATATCTAACCGAAAATTACGAATATCCAATAACGGTTCGTAACCACGTGCAACGCAATATTCATATTCGCAACGCTCGGTCAACAATATTGGCTCCATTACATATTGTCTGTATCGTCCGCCGGGTCTGCCATTTCCGGGAACATATCATTTTCATTTTCGTTGTCTGCATCATTTACGTAAACTAACGGGTTTGGTTCCCCATCAGCCCCGAACAAATCCATTTGCGCCTTTTTGCCCTCAAACAGAAATTCGTAAACCTCGTTTTCAATATCGCAAACAATGTTTTCCAACTCTTCCTCAAAACCGAACGTTTCAACGTTATATTTCATTCGTGGGGTATTGATTGCTGTTTTCTGATTGTTTGATATGGTAAACAATCCGGTTAAAACGACGCCTACGTTATCATCTTGCCCGGACAAAGAAACGCCCCTAACCTCTATATTGTCCAAACATTCTTCCGCAAATGCGGCTGCAATATCTGTTTGTTTCTTTGTTGCTTTAAACTCCGGCGTTGCCATCATGGTTTTAAATGACGTTATGTTGAATACACGTCCCATAATCGGGCGCAAATCATTAAACAAATGACGCAAATCCGGGTGTATGTCTTTTGCACTCAATACATGGTATTTGTTCGTGTAACTCTCATTTCCGACAACTTCCGTTACTTCATAATGTACGTCTAACCCGCCATCTTTCAATAACTTTACTTTCGATAATGAAAACTTTTCCTTTGTAGGAATCGGCATAACATTTTGTTTTTTTTCGCTCATAATTTTTAATCTTTATTGTTTCCCGGTTCCTCCGGGTCGGTTTCTTCTTGGAAATACTCGCACGGTTCATCATCAGCACAACGACCGGACAAACAACATACCGGATAATCCACGCAATCAATGCACATTTTTTTTTCGTTCATAATTTAAAAGTCTGTTTCATTTAACAATTTTGCAACCTTGTTTTCCGGCTCTGCATCCGGTGCAAATATCGGTTTCGGGTCGTGAACTAAAACTTCCCTTTTTACCTTTTTGGTCTTTGCGGGTTCCGGTTCCGGGTTAAACTTCAATTGTTCCGCCGGATATTCTTTTGGTTTCAGTTCTATAATACCATTTTCCACCAAAACCGGAATACAACGTTTGCAGGCTTTCACGTCCTCCAACGCATCATGCGCCGGGAATGTTTCGCCGGGGAAACATTTATTATAAAGTTCTTCCAACGTCGGGAATTTTCCGGGGCGTCCATTTGCAAACATTGCGCCGACAAATTTAATTGTTTTCATCATGGTATCAATTCGTTTTCCCTTAAACAATGCGTCCTCGGCTTTTTCGTCGTAATACTCACGCCCCATAATTCGCAATATCATTGCTTTTACAATTGACGTATCAAAGTAAATGTTGTGTCCTACCAACAAACGGGCTTTTTCGCAATCCTCCAAAAATTCGCCTATAATATCAGCAAATGGGACGCCCTCGACGTTTGCTCTCTCTGCTGTAATTCCGTGAACTTCTGTTGACGCTTCCGGTATTTCCCATCCCTCCGGCTTAATAATGTAGGAACGTTCCTTTTCGTTTACCGCCCATGCCAATTGCACAATATTTGGAAATTCCGCAAAATCAACGTCCCATTTTGCGCCCTTTGGGGGCAACCCGGTTGTTTCACAATCGAACGTCAAAACATCTTTCATAATGTCGTTTATCTCATTTCCTTTGCTGTCTTTCAATGTTACTTTTTTCATAATAAAAAATCTTTTTTGCCCGTCTTTATTGGGCGTTTGTTCAACATAATTTGCCCATGTAATCCACACGCAACCGCATTTCAAACATTTAACCCGGCTATATCCGTGCGGCGTATATTGGTACCGGATAACCCGCCAATCTTTCAACGGGTAACATTTACGGGGTTGGTTACACTTGCAAAACATATTATTTTTTCTTTTTTAATCTTCTTGTTTCTTTTTTACGGGTATTATACCCGGTTTTAAATGCCGACAAATAAATAAAATCGCACGCATCAATAAACATTTCGCTTGTCTTGCATAATTTATATATTGGGCAATCCGTACATTTAATCCGCCCGCTTGCCTCTCTCGCTTTCTTTTCCAACGGGCTTAATTCTGAATAATGCCTCATATTAAATGCTTCTTGGGTCGTCTATAAACGTGTTGTATTCCTCTGCGGCAATCTGTTTCAAATGCTCAATATGTTCTATCAATTCCGCATTGCTCAACTCCGGTATTTTACGCAACCGGTTTTCATATTCCCCGGTTTCAATATTCGGTATTTGCTCATACATTACCGGGGACAACTCACGCAATCGGCGTTCGGTTTGTTCATCTGTCAGACGTTCGCCCGCCTCCCAAATTCCGGTTCTAAACGTTGGTACAACGTAATTGAAATAATAACCTTTCAAAGCCTCTGACGAACCGGGCGACGCTACAATAAAACGGGCGATTATGCGGCTACCTTTGTGCATTGCAAAGAATTGATTTAATTCCCCCATGTACATTTGTAAACCGCCGTTATTATTAATCATTCCCGTTGCTGTTATCTCTCTTTTTTTCATACTTAAAAATCAAATAAGCCATTATAATACGCTTCTCTTACTTTCTTTCCGAATTTTACAACATGATGTCCCTTTTTGTTTTTCTTTATATTTCCGGGAATATAAAATACAACTCCATTTTTAGGTAGGTTATATCTTTGGTAGAAATTGTAAAATTCATTCGTTCCGTATGATATTGCATTTTTAGCAATTTTCTTTAGCTTCCTCGGTATTCGTTTCATTGTCTTTCTTTTCCCGGTCAACAAATTGTTTCATTGTCTTATTAAAAGCCTCGCCGCCTACTTTCAAAATAAACGTTCTTTCGCTGCTTGAATATCCCTGCAATTTTTTATCCATCGCCGACGCATAAAGAACGGTCATTTGTCCCGGTTCAAATACTCCTTTTTCCTGCAAACGGTCTATCGGGTGCCGTTTCAATGGGGCGTTTGCGCTTATTCCTGCATTTCTCCGGATGTTTTCCAAATCGGAAATAACCACCTTCAGATTATTATAAAATTCGGGCGTTTTCAAAACGTCCGAAATTGTCATTTCTTTAACTTCCATATTGTTTTGTTTAAGGGACGCTGGGAAACCGACGCCCCGGTTGATTACTCGTTTTCTGTGTATTCCTCAATAATTAAATCATGCTGTCCTCTCACAACACTTTCTATAAAGCCTTGATAGCCCTCTTTCTTTGCCAAATCCAAAATAGACTGCAATCTCTTTTCGCCCAAACTTTCGCCCCTCGCAATGCGGAATACTTTCACGGTTGGGTTACTTGCTATAATCAGTTTTGCGGCAACCTCCATTATTTGCGAATCTGAAACCTTTCCGGCGACAAATGGGACGTCATTTAATACTAACCCATCATCACTAAACGAAAGCCCGGAAATCGGCAATTTCGCCGACGAAATAAGTTTTTCACGCTCGGCGGATAATTCCTCAATTTCTGAATCCATCTTTTCCGCTTCTGCTTTTTTGTCGTCTGCTTGTTTTTTCTTTGAAAGATAATCGGCAACCTTTGCAGCCTTTTTATTGTGCTCCTCGGCTTCTTTCAATTGTTTTTCTGTATCGAAATTATTCGGGTTCAAAGCCTCATAATCTGTTAACCATTTTTCGGCACTTGCTATTTTTCCCTCATAATCTTTCTTTTCTTCTTCAACGACCGAAACGGTTTGTTTATACGTCTTTTCGGCTTCTTCCATTGCTTTCTTTGCCGCCTCAATTGCTTTATTGTATGAATCTTTGGCGGCTGCCAAACGTACCGGAATCTCTGCCAATCTCCCCTTTCTTTCTTCCATACGTAAACGCACGCCCTTTGCTTTCTCAACCAACTTTGCGTTTTCCTGCTGTTCTTTCATCAGTTCCGTAATGTCCTTTGGTTTGGCATACGTTTTCAAATCCTGCGTTGTCAATCCCTGCCCGGCTGCATCTGATATTGATTTGTAGGTTTTCAAATCTCGGTTTACTCCGGTACGTTCTGTTTTAAGCCCGGCAACGGTTGTATCAATTTCGGCAATCCTTGTTCTTACTTCTTCCGGCAACAAAGACTTTACAACCTCAATTTGCTTTCTGCGTCCCTCGGCGGTTTCCGACCAACGGGAAAATTCCACGGCGTCAAAATCTGTATAACCGAAAATCTTTTGCAACATTGAAACGTTATCGCTTTTCATTCCGGTTGTCTTTGATTTTATTGATAACGTGCCACGTGGGTTTGCTTTTGTGAATTTCAATTCAACCTCGTATTCCTCTCCGTCGTCGCCGACAATCATTTTTGCAAAACCTTTGCTTTCTCCGTTCTTCAATACGGCGTCACGGTTCCCGGTCAACAAAGCCCCAATTGCTTTTAATACGGTTGATTTTCCCAACTCATTATCCCCAGTAATGAAATAAACGTTACCGTCAAAATCTGCGTTAAACTCTTTAATTACTTGGAAATTTACCAATTCTAATTTCTTTACTATCATAATGCTCTTGGTTTGTACCTTTCGGCGGTTAATATTATTTTTTTGTTTCTCTCATTCTTTGGTATATCATTGTTTTCACCTTAACAAGTGCGTCCCGGCTTTCTTTCGCTTCCTCAACCGTGCAATCGCAATGAAATTTTCCAAACGCTTGTATAATTCGTTCAACTCTTTGTCGCTCATTGCGTGCCGGATTGCTCCTACTTCATCAACAAACTTTCCCATCTTTACAAATCCTTTTAAGTTCTTCCAAATCCTTACGTTTCGGTTCTTCTGCGTTCTTGGTCGCATCAATCAAAGGCATATTGTTTGTTGTTGTCGTCCATCTTTTACCCGTTGCCGGGGACGTGTAAGTTACTTTGTAATATCCGTGTCCGGCAATCTCAAAATCAAAATCGTAAATCGTTGTTTTCATAATAAAATGTTTACTTTCCGGGAACCCGCCCGGTCGGTGTTTATTATTTTACATATTCCCATTTATACCCGTATGCTGTTTTTCTTTTTCCATTACAACATTGTAGTATAACATATTTTTCCCATTTATTGACACATATATCTGATACATCATTAAATATTTCAACATTTCCTTTTGCGTCAATTCTTTTAACTTTATATTCTCTTTTTTTCTTTATAAAGTTTCCAAAATTCATATTTTCATTTGCTGTACACCAACGCAAATTTTCTATTTTATTATTTAATTTATTACCGTCTATATGGTCAACATATTTTTTGTTTTCCGGGTTTTCAATAAACGCTAATGCTATAAGCCTATGTAATCGAAAACTTTTGTATGAATTTCCAATCTTTAAATTTACGTTCATATAATAGCCCGCCTTAAACGCTCGCTTTTCTTTCCCAAATTGTATAACCTTACAATTTTCTGTAACTATACAATCAAACTCTTTTAAGTATATTTCTTTTGGTTTCATGCTGCAAAGATAACGTATAATTCGTAATTACAAAAGAAAATTATTTTTATTTTCAAAAAAAAACGAATAAACCCGGAACGTTATACATTCCGGGCATAAATCAAAACAGCCTCATTTGTTTATCTGTTATTTTAGCAACAATTGCATCAACTTCACCTTCTAAACGTTTACACGTTTCCAATATTTCCGGTCTGCGTTGGGCAAAATATCTGCGTTGGTTATGTCGCATTTGTCGGATTAACTCGGCGAACTCTTCCAACGTTATTTTTCCCGGATTTTCGATTTGCGGGGTTTTTTCTTCTTCCATGTATATTTTATCCATTTTGAAATTAAAATCGCTCTACGTGGCTAAAACAAACGTTCGTGCATGTTGCTTGGTAAATTCTGACGCACCCAACCGGGGTTGTTGCGCAAAATGTATCGTCCAAAGTGCATTATCAACGTGGCGTCGGCGTTCCACAATGTCGGTTTCAATTCCGGGTACAAATTCCCGGCAATCTCTTTGTATCTGCGTTTTCGCTCGCTCTTTTCCTCCTTTTTCTGGCTTATCTTTGCCCGCAACTTCAATTCGTTTTGCCATTTCATAGGATGCGCCATAACAAACGGAACATCGCAAACTGAAATGATTGCTTTCAACTGCTCAAAGTTTGCCATCATCTTTTGTATTCGGTACAACTTTCCCATATTGACGCCATCGGCACCCGGCGTTATATCATCCGGGCGCACACTTAGTTTTTCAAGAAAAACAATTGGCGAACATATTGTTTTCAAATGATTCAAATAATCTCTTATGTCGTTTATATCCTCCGGCATTTTTATGGCGGTTATATTGTGGTTTGGTCGCCATGTTACTATACCACCACTTGCTCCGGGGTCAATCCCAACTATACAATCAATTTTCATATTTATATCCTCCCGCTTTTGTAAAATAACCTATTACGCCAATTATAAAGCAAACAATAAATAGTTCCATATTTAAAACTTCATGTAGTTATCAACTTGCATTTCCTCGGAAATCATCCGGTCAAATGCTTTTATAATCTCTTTTTTTCGGGCAACCTCAAACGCCGTAAAATCAATTTCCGGACTTTCAGTTCCTTTGCGGCGAACTTGAAACGCCGTATATTGGTTTATCATTCCACGGGCTACACGCTGCATATACCGGGCAAACGCTTCTTTGCGGTCGTCCTCTTTAACTTGTACATCATCAGCTAACCCGCATTTTTGCAACCATTCATACAAAAACATATCATCAGTTAGCCCCAATATTAATTTCCCGGTGTATTTGTAGCAAAGGAAAATATAACGGTTCCGCCATTGTCTTTGTATCTCAAATTGCCGTATTTGCTGCGGCGTCATTTCGCCTTTTGGTTCCGGCAATACTTTAAACGATTTGTCAATTACGACGTTCTGTTTTTGCTTGTATGCGTTCAATATCTTTGAAAGATAATCCGCATTGAATTGCTGATAATGATTTTTATCCGGGTTCCCGTGTTTATCTTTCGGCAAAAATTCGTCTAATTCCCCGGTCGTCGCCAACTCAAAAGCTATCTTAATATCCGCCAACGTCATATCAGAGTGATAACGTTTCAGAATATCCAACAACCGGGATTGTATATAATTCCAATCATTTTCATTCTGTGGTATTATATAACCAACGTCCATTGCTATACGCTTAAACAACAACGAAAGATTTTCAACTAATTTTGCATCGTCAATTTCCGCAATTGGTGTTTTTGTTGACGCTGCGAAAACATATTTTTCAACTGGGTTTAATGCTTTGGCAACCTCCGGCAATTGCATCATTCTACGGCGTACTTCAATGGCTTTTGTTCCGGGCTTGGTATTATATATTTCTAAAGCCGTATTTTCTTTTTTTTCAATAGCTCCCATATCAATCAAAATCATTGTTTAAATACTTCATCATATCCGCAATTTCTTTGCTGCTTTGCTGCTCTGTTTTCACGGAACGTTTCATTTTTTCCCATTTTTCGTATTTTTCGGGGGTTGAATCATATTCTAACGCCGCCCAACCTTTTGAAATGCTTTCTTTTATCAGAATCAGCGCAAATTCTTCCGGGTATTTACTTAATCCATTTAAATTTGCTTGTATAGCGGAAAAACTTTTTTGCGAGGTTCTCCATTTTGGTTGACACATCAGTATATAAAAATTCCGTTTAAAATCTTCGCTTTCAAATGGAAATACAAGTTTATCAAAATAGTTATCAACTTTTTCAATTACTTGTTTACGCACGTCTAACGCATCCGGCGTGAATCCAAATTTAACGCTCGCTTTTACTGTTTTTTCTTCGTTGAAAAAATCGGCTTGTGAAAATCCGTCCGGATTTTCTTTAGATGCTTTAGCATCTTTCTTTATAGAGTTATTATTATAATTATTTATATTATTTATATAGGGCGGATTTTTTTCCGCTTCCACGGGATTTTTTTCCGCTTCCACGGGATTTTTTTCCGCTTCCACG